TACAATATGTTAGAGAAAGCAGGATCATTTCCAACACCTTTAGCACAAACAAAATTAGACGAAGCATTACACGAAGGACAAACTGCGAAGACAGGTAACGATCCGATGGCAAAATGGATGCCGTTTACTAGACAAGTTGTAACACAAACTGCTACTAGTAACGACATTAACGATCCAGCAACAAGCCATAAAACTATTGCAATAGATAATTTTATGCAAAATGTATTTGACCAAGGTGCAGATTTAGTACAAGTTAATATGCGTATTATAGGTGACATGAGTTACATACAAACAAAAGATATGAGACACGTTTTAGTACAAAACACAGACGGTCAATATCTTGCTGATGGAAGTTTGAATACAGATAAAGAATGGCACATTCACGTTAATTTTAGAAACCCAACAGATGTTAATGCTAAAACAGGATTAATGAAAGGCTTTAATGTTAACGACGATGGAGAGACTAGTGTTAACACACCAAGTATTAGTGGCGAATATAAAGTTGTTAAAGTAACAAGTAACTTTAGTAACGGACAATTTACGCAGAACTTAGATATGATTAGAGAAAGAAACCAGAGTTTAAACACATTAAAAGGTTGGGAAGATAAAAAAGTTGACGAAAGAAAAGAAACTGCCGATACTACAGATAGCGATACTAGTACAAAACTTTCAAGTTCAGTAGATTCGAAAGGTAGTAGATTAACATCGGATCAACAAAACGCATTAAGTTCGATGAACGGATTTGAACCTGACGATTATGAATATACACCAGACAATTATACAACGGCTGAACAACGTGGAAACTTTGTTAATAAAGATGTATTAGAAACAAGCGGAGTAGAAGCAGTTGGATCAGGTGATTGGAATCCTAAACCAGGAACAGTTAAAACAACTCCTGCTATTAACAAAGATGGATCTATTACTACAGGTAGAAAAGAAGACTTTATGAATGATTCGTTTGAAGAAGCCGAGATAGAATTTAATGAGGGAGTAACGTAAGATGGCAACCTTTCAGCAATATATCAATAAAATTAATCCAGACTTAGATGTCAATAAAAAAGGTTCTATTGTAGACCCAGGACCTTACGAAGCAATCGTTAAAAATAATAATGACACAAGACGCACAGGACGTATGCAAGTTTACATATCGGCACTTGGTGGAATACCAGACGATACTAGAAGTTGGATCCCTGTAAAATATTTAAGTCCTTTCTTAGGAACAACAGACAAAAGTTTATTAGATAAAAATGAAGATACGGCTATGTTCAGTTATGGCTTTTGGGCAACACTTCCTGATCCAGGAAGTAAAGTACTTGTTATGTTTATACAAGGTAACAGAAACGATGGTGTTATTGTAGGGTCGTTAGTTGATGATGTTGCTAACCATATGACACCTGGCTTTGCTAGTAGTAAAAAATGGATAATGACAGACGAAGTTTCAACTGCGATTGGTTCTACATATCAACCAGATGTAGATTATTTGCCTGTAACAGAATTTAATACTAAAGTTGAAAGAGATTCAAGACAAACTGGAACAATATATCGTCCAGTTAATATAGAACTTGCAAAAATTCTTAAAGCACAAGGTCTATTAGGAGATACAATTAGAGGACATAGTTTTAGTACACCACAAAGAGAAAACAATAGTGCCGTATTTGGAATTAGTACACCAGGTAGAGGAGATAAAGATCCTGCAACTGATAGTGAATTAAAAACAAGAATGAAAAACGGCGAAGCAACTGCTGAAGATTTACAAATTAAAAAACGTTTTCCAGGACATAGTCTTGTTTTAGACGATGGCGATAGTGAAGGTAATAGTAAACTAGTTCGATTGCGTACAAGCACAGGACATCAAATTTTACTTGACGACACAAATAAATTAATGTATATTGCAACAGGCAATGGTAATGCTTGGATAGAATTATCAGAGCATGGTAAAATAGATATACACACAGAAGATAGTATTAGTATTCATAGTACAAATAATATTAATATGTATGCAAAGAATGATATTAATTTAGAAGCAGGAACTAACGTAAATATTAAATCAATGAGTGGTATAAATTTAGATACTAACAATTTAAGTTCGATAGCACAAGGCGATACAAAACTTACGTCCGGTGCAACATCACACATTAACTCAGGTACAAGTCATTTAGAGACTTCGACAGCAATTCATATGAACGGTGGAACCCCAGCAAGTCAGGCGGCACGAATACCAACAACAAATGTACCTACAACAGATAGTACAGGAACTGCTGGTCCTCCAAAAGATATAATTACAAAACGTTTACCACAACACGAACCATGGTCAGCACACGAAGATAAAATTACAGGCAAGGCTGGCTCGTAATGGGAATTGCGATTCACAGACACAGTGATGACAGAAGTTGTGGAGCAACAACAGTTGTATCTAATCAAAGTACAGTTACAGCCGATGGGTTATTAGTTTCTGTAGAACCAGATCAAAACTCACACGGCGGCGGAGCATTAACTTCACAAGCAAATGGAGTTTTTATTGAAGGCAAATTAGTTATTAGAGATGGAGATCCGGGAGCGGCAGATCCTATTCCTGGTCACGTTAGTACACCAGCATCAAGTGGAAGCGGAACTGTATTTGTTGGCTTTCCAACTGCAAGGACATTAAGTCCTACAACTATTGCTTTTGAAATAGAAGATCAACCAACACAAACACCTATTACTGATCAACCAGACAGAGCAGAATCAAACACTCCAGGTGGCGGCGCTATTGCCCCAAGAGTAGATGGTGGTCCATTTGTTAATGCAGGTGTAGTGTTTACTCCAGGCGAACCAAGTCTTTGCACAAGAACAGATATTGGAACGTTATCTGAAAGGTATGAAAGTAATGGAGACCCTGCCGCAATAGGCAGAGATAGAACAGGTGGTTATAGTTATGGAACATATCAAATTGCAACAAAAGTAGGAACTATGAATAGTTTTCTTTCTTATATGAATCAGTATCCAGATATGTATAGTCAATTACAAAGTGCAGGCGGTAACGCAGGTGCAACTAGTGGAACAACGGCATTTAAAAACACTTGGATATCGTTAGCCGCAGATCCCCAATTTAAACAAGCACAACACGACTTCATACAAGTAACACACTATGATAAATTAGTTAAAAAAATTAAAAACGACACTGGCATAGACATATGTGATGGAACGCATTGTAACGGGCTACAAGACGCAGTATGGAGTATATCTGTACAACATGGTCCTGGTAGTAGAATACCTACACTAGGAATATCCAATGCAGGAGGAAGTCCAACAGATGATGATATTATTAATGCAATCTTTGATGAAAGAGATAACGTTAACAAATATTTTGCTAGTTCTACGGCAAAAGTTAAACAAAGTGTGGCAAACAGATTTACATATGAGCGTCAAGGCGCTCTGCAAATGTGTGGGATTTAAAGTAGGTAAATACTAATATGGCAATATATAAAGGTTATTCATCAGTAGGAAGAAATTTTTCCAGTACAGAAACAACTGATACTGCATTAGTTAGAGCTGACTTATTAAATCACTTTAACACTAGACCCGGCGAGAGGGTTATGCATCCAGGTTTCGGCTGTGCAGTTTGGCAATATTTGTTCGACCCATTCACTGATAATGCCAAATATAATATAATTGAGAACTTAAAAGACATTGTGGCAAAAGACCCACGTGTTGTACTCAGGGATATTGATGTTGCTGAATTTGAACATGGTTTATCCGTGGAACTGGATTTAGTTTATGCTGAGGGAAATCAAGCAGAAACAATGAAAGTTGCTTTTGATCAGCGAGATTCATCAGCAACTCAGGTATAATATACCCAGTTTATAATACGAATAAATACTAGTAATAAGGCGTGGATATTAAAAATGAGCACCAGTAAAAGACAAAACAGTCTATTTGTATCTGAAGATTGGACAAAAATCTATCAGACATTCCGTGACGCAGACTTTCAGTCATATGACTATGAAACGTTGCGTTCAACGATGGTTCAGTACCTACGCAACAATTACCCAGAAGATTTTAACGATTACATTGAAAGTTCAGAGTTTGTAGCTCTTATGGACTTAATTGCTTACTTTGGACAGAGTTTAGCATTTAGACAAGATTTAAATGCTAGAGAAAACTTTTTAGAAACTGCTCAAAGAAGAGACAGTGTATTACGTTTGGCAAAACTTTTAAGTTACCAACCTAAAAGAAATCAGCCAGCAAGAGGTATGTTAAAGATTGCAAACATATCAACAACTGAAGATGTTTATGATAGTTCAGGACGTAATCTTGCAGACGCTTTTATTGTTTATAATGACAGTACAAATCCAGATTACTTAGAACATTTTGCAACTATATTAAATGCATCAATGGCAAGTGCTCAGAGCTTTGGTAATCCTGCATTAACAAAAACAATAAGCGATATTAAAACAGAATTATACGAACTTAACGCATTACCTAATACAATTCCAGTTTTACCTTTTACTGCTGACGTGGCAGGAGAAAGTATGAACTTTGAAGTTGTTAACGGAACATTCCAAGGAAAAGAATATATTTACGAAGCAAGTCCTAAACCAGGCAACACTTTTAATATGTTTTATAGACAAGATGGAAAAGGTGCAAGTTCAAGTAACACTGGATTCTTTATGTACTTTAAACAAGGTACTTTAGAAACTGTAGAATTTAATTTAAATAATGCATTGTCAAATCGTATTATCAACGTTGATAAGAACGGAATTAATAATGATGATGTTTGGTTATTTACTTTAGACAATAACGGTAACGTTAGTAATGAATGGACTAAAGTTCCAGCAGTAACTGGCGCAAACGTAATTTATAATAGTTTAACAGAAAATGTTCGTTCACTTTATGCAGTAAACAGTAAAACAAATGATGCAATAGATTTAATATTTGGTGACGGCGTATTTTCAGATATACCTGTGGGTAACTTTAGAAGTTATCACAGAGTGAGTAATGGCAGAACTTATAGAGTTAAGCCAAACGATATTAAAGGTATTAAACTTGATATACCATATGTAAGTAGAACAGGTAATGTAGAAACACTAACTGTTGGATTAAGTTTACAATATACTTTAGATAATGCAAGTGGTAGAGATACTATTGCAGATATTAAATTAAAAGCACCGCAACAATACTACACACAAAACAGAATGGTTAACGGCGAAGATTATAATATTTTCCCTTTAACAAATTTTAATAATATTATTAAAAGTAAATCAGTTAACAGAACAAGTAGTGGTATTAGTAGATTTTTAGACATTAAAGATGTTACAGGAAAGTATTCTAGCACAAACATTTATAGTAACGACGGTGCAATATATAAAAACGAATTCTTAAAAAATAAAACATTTAGTTGGCTTAATGACAACGATATATATGATGCAATTAGAAATACAGTAGAACCAGTTTTAAGAAGTAACGAGATGGAACACTTCTATTATAAAAACTTTGCAAAAGTAAACCTAAGTAGTCTTAATACTACTTGGGAAAGAGTAAGTGTTGGTTCAAATAAAAGTACAGGTTACTTTAAAGATTCATCAGGTGATGTAGCTCAAGTAGGTAGTGTTAGTAGTAATAATTTACAGTATGTAAAAAATAGTGGACTTGTTACATTTACTGCTCCTGTTGGACAACATTTTATGGCAAACGGTACATTAATGTCCGGAACTGCAAGTCATCAAGGAAGTACAGATAAAGCATACTCAGGTATTGTTAGTATTAACAATAATGGAGTAGGAGCCAATGAAGGTAAAGTTACAACATTTACAGGAGCAATTAGTTTAAATGAAAATATTCCATCGAATGCAATACTTTCAAGTGTATTGCCTAGTTTTGTATCAGACTTACCTGGAGCGTTTGAAAGCGACATATTTACAAATATTAAACAATATAAAAACTTTGCGTTAGGATTTGATCACCTAGCAGGAACTTGGTATGTTATATCTAATAGAGATATCTCAGTATCAAATACATTTGATAATGCTTTCGCAAAAGATACAACAAATGCAAATAAAGATGCTAGTTGGTTAGTTAAATTTACAACTGACGGCGCTACATACAATCTTGCATATAGAGGATTAGAATATTTCTTTAGCAGTGTAGAAGAAACACGTTTTTACTTTGACAAGGCTAGTAAAATATTTGATCCAGTAACTGGCTTATCTAAAAAAGATAACATTGAGATACTAGGTATTAACACAATGCCAGATGCAAATACACCGTTAGTACGAAACATACCTTTTAATGTGTATGACATAGTAACTGATACAGACGGATACAAAGACAATACAAAAATTTTAGTTACGTTTGCAGATAATGATGACGATGGAGTTATTGATAATCCAAATGCATTTGACGAAGTTGTAGGAGACGAATCTACAACGTTAGCAAATATTTCTAGAAAGTTTGTATTTGTAAAACGTCAAACTGATTATGACAACTTTAACAAATATGTTACAGTTGCCGCAAATCTAGTTAATCATACATACTCAACAAAAGCAGATATTGAAGGCGTTAAAAATAGTTTAGTTAATGGCACTGTATTATATGCAGTATCAGATAACAAATTTTATATTGTTAACGAAAACAATAATACAAAATCTTTAGTTGAAAGTTTAGATTACAAAGTGTACACAGGAAGAGATGGACTTAAATTCCATTATACGCATAATGCACCTAACAATAGACGTATTGATCCTAGCCCAGGTAACATTATTGATATTTTTGTTTTAACAAAAAATTATAGCGACTCGTATACACAATACATTACAGACGCAACTTCAACAGTATTAGAACCAACTGTACCAACAGTTAATAGTTTAAGATCACAATTTGGTACACTAGAAGGTTTTAAAACTTTAAGTGACGCACTAGTTTTACATAGTGCTAAATTTAAACCGTTGTTTGGTACAAAAGCAGACTCAACCCTACAAGCAAAATTTAAAGTAGTTAAGAATCCAGGCTTTAGTATAAGTGACAGTGAAATTAAGTCAAAACTAGTAGCGGCATTAAACGAATATTTTTCAGTTGATAACTGGGACTTTGGAGAAACATTTTATTTCTCTGAGTTAAGTGCATACTTACATAGTGCATTAACACCATACTTAAACAGTGTAGTTTTAGTTCCGAGTGATAGTTCACAATCTTTTGGTAGTTTATATCAAGTGAGTTGTGAGCATGATGAAATTTTTACTAGTGCGGCGACAGTTAATGACGTAGATATTATAGATGCGATTACAGCCGCAGGCATAAAAGCATCAGGTAACGTTAATACAGGAACGTCGACTACATCTAGCCTTTCACAAAACTTAACTAATACTACAAGCTCTGGAGGCTCTGGCTATTAATGGCAAAACGTAAATCCGCATCCTTTCTACCCAAGTGGTTACAGACAGATAAGAACAAAAAGTTCTTACACTCTACACTTGACCAATTACTTAATTCTAAAAGTTTAGAAAGAGTAGATGGTTATGTGGGTCGTAGATTTGGGCCTAGTTATTCAGTAAACGATCCTTACATATCAACAACAGGACAATTTAGAACTGCTTACCAACTTGAGCCTAGTGTAGTTTATAAAAATACTAAAGGCGAAGTTGAAACAGTTATCACTTATGATGATTTAATTAATGGTATTAAAGAGAACGGTGGTAAAGCAAATAAGCATAGTAGACTATTTGAACAAGAATATTATAATTGGGAAGGCTTCGTTGATTACGATAAGTTAATTAACTTTGGCGAATATTACTGGTTACCAGATGGTCCAGGAACTGCTAACATATCAGCAAGTGAAGTTCCAACATCATCTGACTTTACTGTAACAAGTAACACAAACAATTACACACTGTCTCCAACATATGGAACTACAAAGAATCCAACTATCTATCTAGTACGTGGCGGAAGTTACACTTTTAAAGTTGATCAGGATAGCGAGTTTTGGATACAAACAGAATTAGGAACAACAGGTAAAAGTGCAATTAGTCTTAACAGAAGCACAAGAAATATTTTTGGAGCATCTAATAACGGGACTAAAGACGGCACTGTTACATTTTCAGTACCAGAGTCAACAGATCAAAACTTCTTTACAAAAACAGTTACACACGTTTCAGATGTTGATTTAAGATGTACTGAGTACACACATGAAACATTAAATGGCGCCAACTATGATACTATATTAGAGGCTGGTGGTATTGACGGACAATTATATTTAGAAAACAAAACTGTAATTTTTAGTTCACCTACAACAACATCAGGTGCTTGGCCAAATACATTTACAGATACAGAAAAGTTTCAAGTATTTAGAATTTTAGTTAACAGTGGTACAATTAGTTTACAAGGTGTTACTACTATTGCAGTTAATAAAAAAGTACAAATACAAGAAGGTAATAACTTTAGTACATTTGAATTCTACAGAACATCTGATGGAACAACACTAGTTGAAGTTCCAACTGTAACTGCACCTATAAGCACATTATATTACACCGACGGTACAGATAGTAAAAAGTATGGAGAGATTAAACTCTTAGATGCTACAACAAAGATTGTTGACGTTACTACTGATATTATTGGTAAAAAGAATTACACATCACCTAACGGAGTTGTACTATCTAACGGTATGCACGTTGCTACTGATACAACTTTTAGTCCAGTAACTTACCAAAGTAAAACATATATTGTTGACGGTGTAGGCTCTGGTATTATATTAATACCAAAAACTGAACATAAATCTTATGAACTAGCAAGTAGTGATACAAAAGATTACATTGTTAGTAAAAGAGGAAGTGCAGATGCAAACGGTTGGTCTAGAAACAATCATTGGTATCATAAAGACATTATTAATTCTATTGCAACTTACAATTCTGAGAACCCAGTTATTGACCAAGACAATAGAGCAAAAAGACCTATTAACGAATTCAAACGTGATTTAGCGATGCTAAATTCAGGTACAACAAGTAGAGGAGAAGTTGACTTAATTGATACAACTACAACCGATGCTTTAAGTATGATACAAAATGGTCCTACATTTTTTATTGACGGTGTTGAAGTAACTAATGGAACAAAAGTTATTTTTAGTGCTGATACAAATTCTGATGTTAAAAATAAAATTTATACAGTAGAGATAGTTGACCTACAAGGCGACGGAGTTAATGAAGTTAATTTAATTGAACCTACAACTAATATAGTTACAAATGATCAAGTTGTAGTTACAAAAGGTAGTAAACGCAAAGGTGATACTTATTGGTTTAATGGTACTGATTGGAAACTTGCACAAAAGAAAACATTAATTAATCAAGCACCACTGTTTGATGTTTTTGATTCTAAAGGTGTTAGTTTTTCAACTAACGCATCCTACTCGTCAACAAGTTTTGCAGGTTCAACATTATTTGCCTACGGACAAGGAACAGGAACAACACTTGATCCTGAATTAGGCTTTGCATTAAAATATAAAAACTTTAGTAACATAGGTGATATTGTTTTTGATAACAAGTACAGTACAGATTCATTTACATATACAAATACTGCTGGAAGCCAGACAACAGATTTAAGTACAGGATTTATTAAAGTTACAGATAAAAACAAAACTGTTTCTTATATAGACGGTTGGACTAAAATTGAAACAAATAGTACACAATATCAAGTTGTAACATATGTTGCAAACGGAACTGCTAAACAATTTGAAATTGGTGTTGCTCCTAAAACAGGAACACTGCCAGGAACTATTGTATTTTTAGATAGTGCAGAAAACAAAAGCGGCTGGACATATAAATTAGATAACAATAGACACGTTATTGAGTTTACAACTGCACCAGCAGTTTCAACACAAATAACAATTAAAGTATTATCTGATGATCAAACTTCGTTTGGTTATTATGAGATACCAACTAATTTAAGTAATAACTCTTTTAATAAAAACTTTACAGATATTACATTAGGTCAAATGCGTAATCATGTTAGTGAAATTATTAAAACAACTACGGACTTTAAAGGCGTTTACCCAGGTGCTGGTAATTTAAGAGACTTATCAGACACTGGCAAGTATGCAGGTAAAATATTACACCACTCAAGCGGTTTAGTTTTCCCTGGATTATTTTTACAAGAAAATCATTTAAATATATCTAACGCAATTAAATATGCTTCAGACGAATATACTAAATTTAAACAGAAGTTTGTACAAGCATCTGAAACTTTAGACTTAGACTTTTCAGATATACCAGCAGACGTTGATACTGTTTTAGCAAGTATTAACAGTACAAAATCTTCTGCGTTCCCTTTCTACTATAGCGATATGGTAGCACACGGAACCAATAAAAAGATTTACTCGTATACTGTAACTGATAACAGAATAAAAAGTTATCAAATGGGAACAATTTTTAGTCCGACTACAAACACTAGTCGCTCTGTGTTAGTTTACATTGACGGCGTACAAGCAGTGTTAGGTAAAGATTATACATTTAATGCAACAAGACCTGCAATTGAATTAGTAAACGAACCTGCTTTAACTACTAAAATTAAAATTGTAGACTACCCAAGTACTGTAGGAAATTACATACCAACTACACCAAGTAAGATGGGTATGTATCCTGCTTACCAACCAATGAAGTTTACTGATAACACTTACGTTGACGATCAAATAATGTTACAAGGACACGACGGTAGTTTAACAAAAGCATATGGTAATGTTTTAGATGATATGATTCTAGAACTAGAAAAAAGAATTTACAATAATATTAAAGCCGTTTATAAATCAGATGTATTTAATATACATGAAGCAACGCCAGGGCGTTGGAGAGATATAGAATACACTAGAACAGAGCACCAATCAATTTTAAGTAAACATTTCTTAAGATGGACAATTAAAAATAGAATTGACTGGAGTACGCACGAAGGTTATGTGCGTGATAATGAGTTCACATGGAACTACAGTAAGATGACTGATAAACTTTCTAAGGAGTTATTACCTGGAGGTTGGAGAGGCATATACAAACATTATTACGATACAGATAGACCACATACTCATCCATGGGAAATGATAGGTATAACTGTTAAACCAACATGGTGGGAAAGTATTTACGGACCTGGTCCATACACACGTGGTAACAAAATTCTTTGGGAAGATTTAAGAGACGGTAAAGTTTATAACCCAACTACAGAAACATATACAGTAAACAATCTCTATAAGAGAGCAGACTTAATGGATATGATTCCTACAGACGACAATGGAAATTTAAGACCACCTTGGGACGTTTTGGCAATTGGAAGTACAGTATTTGAACTAAACGACAAATGGGCAATAGGTGACACAGGACCAGCTCAAGCGGCTTGGGAAAAGTCAAGTGAGTATCCGTTTACAATACAAATTGCAAACGCACTTACGAAACCTGCCAAGTACTTTAGTTTGCTATATGATACAGATATTGTTTACAGAACTAGTTTAACAAGTAATATTGTAAGTGTTAATACAAACAAGCAGTTACAACGAAGCGACTTTGCTACTCCACTTGTTGATAAAAATGTTGTTAACGGATATAGTTTTTATATTGCAAATCACTTAAACTTCTTAGGTGTTGCACCAAGTGTTCTTGGAACACTTATTGATAAAGTTGATATTAACTTATCAACAAAATTAAGTGGATACACAGATAAAAAATTCTTAAAAGTTCTTGCAGAACAAGTAAGTCCGAATGCAGTTAGTGAAAATGTTATGATCCCAGATGAGGATTACGAATTAGTTGTTACTAAAACAAGTCCTATTGTAAGTGCACCTTACAGTGGAGTAATTGTACAAGCAACTGATAGTGGGTTCTCAATATACGGATACAATACACAAGATCCTGTATTCAATGTTATACCTAGCAGACAAACTAGAAATATTAACGTACACGAAATTTTAGATCAAAGATTCATAGAATACAAAGATGCAGAAGATACTGTTTTAAGTATTCCATATGGAACTGAACTTTCAACACCACAACAAGTGTTTGACTTTTTAGTAGGTTATGGAAGATACTTAACATCATTAGGTTATGACTTTGATAACAACAGTGAAGAGATTGCTGGTGGACTTGAAGTTGCTAACTGGACTATGGCAGGTAAAGAATTTGGTTATTGGACTCAACAAAGATGGGGTAACGACGCAGTTATTTCATTAAGTCCAAGTGCAAACAGACTACACTTTACAAGAGCAGACAGTATGGTAGACAGTTTAGTTAACCACTATAGTGGCAAGTCTATTATGAATCAAAGTTTTGAAAATCTAACTATAGACAAATTTAAAACCAAACGTGAAGACGGAGACTTTGAACTTATACCGGAAGCAACTGTAGGTGGAATTTATTTTGCAAATATTAAAACGGTACAATATGAACATACACTTGTTCTTAATAACACTACAGTCTTTAACGATATTGTATATCAACCAGAACTAGGAAACAGACAAAACAGATTAAAATTAGTTGGCTGGAGAACAAGTGACTGGGATGGTAGTTTAACTGCCCAAGGCTTTGTTCTTAACAGAGGTACAGTTGACTTGTGGATACAAAATACAGATTATTCCAAAGGTCAAATTATTAAACACCTAGACAAACTATATACGGCTAGCGAAACACATACAAGTAATTTAGTTTTTGATTATCAAAAATGGACACTAACAGATAGTTTCAAGTTAGGACTATTACCTAACTGGGACACATTAGGTGGAAACTTTGAAACATTTTATGATACTGATACTGTAAACTTAGAAGGTGACCAAGACAAGTTTGGCAAGAGTTTAATTGGATACCAATCTAGAAACTATTTAGAAAACCTAGGATTAGATGATACATCACAAGTAAAATTCTATCAAGGAATGATTAAAGAAAAAGGTACAAGTAATGCTATTGATAAATTACTTCGTGCAAAACTTGATAACACAACTTCAGATATTGATATGTATGAAGAGTGGGCAATCCGTGTAGGAGAATACGGCGCCTTAGATATTAACAAAAGAGTTGAACTAGATCTTAAAGGATCAGATTTAAATGGTAACCCAACTGTCGTACACACTATCGATAGTATAGAAAATAAAGTAGAAGGTGTTAAAAATATTCTTGTAGACGATTTCTACAAAGCACCACCTGAAACTTCAAACACATGGATACCAACATATACAACCAAAGGTTTACAAGGAGACATTCTTCCTTATACTGGCTATGCTAAACTTACAGATGCAGATGCTACATTATTTAATTTAAGTTCATATGCAAATTTAGATTCAAATATTAGTAGTATGAAAATTGGATATCATTTGTATGTTGCAAATGACGATAACAAAGATTGGAACTTCTATTACTTAGACATAACAAAAGATGTTGTATTAACTGCACAAGCAAGTGACAATAATACAATACTTTGGACAACTAAAGAACATCATAATTTAATAAAAGATGATGTAATTGTTATTAAAGGCTTTGGTGCTGGAAACGGCGTACACAGAGTATTAAGAAGTACTGGACTAAAAAGTTTTGAAACTAATGAACAGTCAGACGGATTAGATGTATCCGGCGAAGCAACTGTTCTTAAGTTTAATAGTATTAGATATAAAGCAAGTGCAGACTTACTAGGTTACACTCCTGCTAAAGGATGGAAACTTAAAGATAAAGTTTTTGTTGATAATGTTGGCAACGATGGATGGAAAGTATATGAAAAGCAAAAAGAGTTTGCTTTAACAACTACTTTATCACCAAGCAACTATACACTATCAAATGGAAGACTAGGAACTAGTATAGCAGTTAACCAAGACAGTTCATTGGGTGTATTTGGAATGCCAGATGCAGATGCATATGGATCATTAGCAATTTATATTCCAAACCAAGATGGTACATTAGGCGAGACGTCTAGATTAAAACCATTACAAGATAATAGATTTGCAGGCTTTGGACATAGTATTGATATTAATGAACAACAGTTTGTTGTAGGTTCAAAAACATCCGTAGGTTGTCCTGAAGGTAACTTACATCTTTATGAAAAATCAGGCAACGCATATAACATATTATTTGCTTGGGCACCTCCAAGTATAACAGGTACGTCTTCACTTAATGTAAAATTAAGTAGTGATGGAACAACTATTGTTGCAGGTACTCCTGGTGTTGATAAAGTTTATATACTAAAACGCACAAACGATACAAGTACATTTAC